AGATGTTAGTATTGTTTCTTAACTCCCCTTTAGGGGTTGGGGGTTTGCATTTTCTTCATTTCCTTTGCTTCCCTGACTTTTGCATTCATTTCTTCCAGTGCATCCCAGGTGTTTGATTTCAGTACCTGGTCCCGTTTGGTGATATCACCTTCAGTGAGCAATCGTACCTGATTCTGAATAATGGCATACATATCCGGTGCGGTCGGTTCTTCGTCGTCAATACCGGATTCTGTTCGTTCAAACAAATCAGGCCATTGGTGCGAAAAATACTCCTTCACTCCCATCATCCACATGATCGTGATCAGTTTCTTGAGTTCCGAAGTTAGCTGGGTGAAAAATCTTCCCCTTTTTTCGGTAAAAGTATTGTCATATTTTTTACCGGTTTGGTAAAGTGTAGCAATTAGTTTCCCCAGATGAAGTTCATCTTGAGTGAACAGATACGCCTGGTAATAATTCTCCGCTTCCAGGTACTGGCTAAAAATAGTATCACGTAACAGTTCGTCACAGGCACGATAAGTCAGTATTTTTTGAACCGGACGAATACCGGAATAATGTTTTGTCACGAAATCCATTTTCTTACTGAAGTATGCCACTTCCTCAATGGTCAGTGAGAAAAATCCTTTCCATTTCTTCTTTACAAAAAAATAAGTATTCCCTACCTGCATAAGTGGTTTAATTCCCGTGAACCTGATCAGGCATTTTGTCCATATTGTTTCCTCCGGTTGTCCTGACCGTTGCAAACGTGCCACATATCGAATTTGTTTGTCAGACATTTCACTGTAATTTCGTGGAGCGGTTAAGTTAAGAGTACCCCTAACCCCTAAAGGGTGATAAGAGTTGGTTCTGAATTTTTTAAATAATCTCATAATACATTAGTTAAGTTGTTTTTCTTCCTCCCCTTTAGGGGTCGGGGGTTTCTACATTCCAAAAAAGTACACCGGATCACTCGCCTTATTCACATATTTTGGCGATATCTTCAACGCATATTCTTCACTTCCGGCATATGTGGGGTAATCGCTCAATTCCTTTTCAAACATATACGCCAGGTTATTGAAAAGTTTATCCGCTTCGTCCGTGTTTTTATCATACATATTAACCAGTATAAGTTTGCATATTTCCACGATAAACGTATTCGGCACAGTCAGTTCATTGTTCCTGTTCTGTTCTATCAGTTCATTCAGATAAGCCAAACTCACTACCTTGGCCAGTTCATTTTTTTGAAATGTCATTAAACTTCCTTTCGCACCGAGAAAATCCGCACGGCTACCTCTTACATCCCCTTTAGGGGCTTGGGGTGTATAATCCGCAAAGTCAATACCCGTCAGGAATAAGCAATTTGTCAGGTTATTGAACTTCTTGAATTTCTTCCATTCGGCAAGTGCAGCTGAGTCATCCATGATCTGCATGATCAACAAATCGGTTGATTTATCAATGTACTTGTCACACCACAATATCAATCGCTCTACCCGTTCCTTGCTTGCCGGCAACTGATTGCTGTTATTGACTACCGCAAAACCATTGTTTGTCTGAATCAGGTCAACAAACGGAATAGCATCACGGTATAACTGAAAGGCTATCAGGTTACGTAATGTTTTTCGTAATGTAGCCGATTCTTCCAATGCTTCGATATAATCGTACAGGTCCGATCCGGTAAGCAATGTCTGTATAGTTGCATCCGCTGAATTAGCGAACGGTTCGAGTGCCTTCCAATCCGTACCTTCAGCCGTTGGGATAGAGAGCAAAAAATCTTCAAGTGATGTAATGATCATGATTATTTAGTTTTAGCTGGTTGAGTATCCTGATTCTGATTCTGATCAGATGACTGAGCATCCGTTTTTTTGTCGAGCGTGGTAAGCATCATAAACGGAATATCAAACTCGATATCCCAGTTATTATAGTGCTTAATGACAAAATAAGGTTCCAGAAGAATATCTTTAGGACCTTTCTCCAACCCTTGTTTCATGGTAAATAGCTCACGAATATTGCTTCCGTTCATATTGCTTGAGCTTTTTCCTGGAGTTGCACCAATCATACTTGGATGATTCCCCTGAGCATAGCAAGCCATCGAAGCTCCTTCTTCCACATCTTCTATCCAGTCGCCACCTTCCTTGGTATTATTGATGACTGTTATTCGAACCATTGATTGCTCTTTTCCGTTTGGGTCAATATAGAATCCGGAAAACCATACCTTACCGGCATTCACCATTCCTGTTAGGAACGACTTAATATTTTCCTTTTCCAACGTGATCCGCTCAACTTTTTTTACCGGATCAGTTATATTTTCCCTACTAAGAAGAATATCCCAGTATTTATCATTTATTTCTACCTGGTATTTAATAACCAATCCGTTTGTAAATTTGGCCTTTTTACCTGCAGGGATTAATGCCTTGATATCATACCATCCTGAATTGAATATGGCCCAGTAATAAGGGAACGGGTAATATTTGTTTCCGGGGATGGGGATCCGGTTCACCATCGCAAATTTGCGGGTCTTTGTTGGAGTTCTGTTTTTCCCTGTATCGTCCGGAAGTTTTCCCATGCGAACCATTAAGTCTCCCAGCGGATCATCAACGTCTAATAATTCAATTTCTTCACGTACATCTTTTTTAGGTGCACCTTTCTCCCAGTTTCCATAATACACATGTTCCAGGGTACCGGTTTTAGGGTTACAGGTTTCGAGTCGGCAATACAATGCCTCCTTATGTCGGAGCTTTACAATTTTAGTACCGTCCATACTCAGGATAAGTACACTAACGGAAAAGAAAAAATGTTTCATATCCGTTTGTTGTTCTAACAGGTATTTTGCAGGTCTGTTGTATTTAAAAAAATCAACAATTCCCTGATCAGTCACCTCCGTTTTATCTTTTTTCGTATACGTTAACCCATTACTATATGATGCTAAAATATTAAAAAAAACATTAGAACTCATAACCTCATCATTCCGCATAAGCCTTAAAACTTCATTAGGTCGTAAGTTATCATCACCCCATGGAACATACCCGCGCAACGTACCTGCCTCCGGAAGCGTTAGTGGAACTATATCATCTGTATCAAAAACGGTCGTTCCTTCGTTCATTTTCTCAATGGCCTTCCGTGCGTTTTCTCCAATCGGAATTTCAAATACGTTGACTTCTCTCTTCATAATAATAAATTGTAAATAGCTAAATAGTAAATTATATACAGATTTCTTCGTCGTTTACTTCAAAAATACTTATCACTCTCACCGTTCGGACTTCACGGCTTTCTACAAAAATCAGGTTTGCCGTATTCCGTTTAAAATTGGAGGAAGTACACACCACGTTGTTATAAGTCAATATTTCACCCGTGGTGCCCTTCCATACCCTGCAATTAAAGGGTTTCCCCTCTCTCAATATTTTCCTGACTACACTTATATGTATCATATTTTCTTTCTTTTCTTATATTCCTACCCTTTAGGGGTCGGGGGTAGTCTTAATTAAAAGTTTTATCAAACGTCCTGTCAAATATCCCTTTAGCAGCATTCGCAAACACCAGGTTATTATTCTTTGCCCGGCGATATCCAAACGAGAATGCCTGAAGCTCGTTGGACGTGATATCCGTTTTGTCCACACCTACCAGCGTTATTTCCTCACTCATTCCGTCCGTTGGCGTATAAAGTCCAACCGTGTAACTCGTTATCAGGTCATCAATCCATTCCATCTCCACATCGCTCAGGTACCCGCTATTCATAGTTTTTTCACTTACAAAGTCCTGTGTAATCTTCCGGTAATGGTTATCAATATTGCCCAGGTTATATTCATTCGTTTTTTTGTTGATCATCTTACCGGTGGCAGTAAATGTTTCCATTACGCCAAAGCTGTTGATATAAACAAAGGAAGTATGATCACGGTAAAGGGTATTGTCAACCAGGTAGGTGTAATGGTTTGTCTCAAGTCCGATACCTGCAATCCAGATATCATACTGAAGTACTATTGTATCGAGTGGTAAGCCGGCAGATGTGAGTATCCTACCGATAGAAGTATTGAATGTTACAATTTGCCGGGCAGTTGAAATAGGTAATACGTCAAGACCGGTACTAAATTCTGTCATTACACCGGCTTTCAGATATACAAGTTTATATCGAATCACAAGTTCATCATAGGTGTCCAGTTTGTAAAACGATAGGTATTCGTTTCTGCCTTTGGCTGTAATTTTTTCGCGATAAGCACGTGTCAGAAAGTTTACTTTTGTCCATGGAGCCGCATCAACAATCATATCAGCCTCACATTTCAGAGCTATAAATGAATTTTCAAGCTTTACAGTTCCTTCGGTAATGGCATACAAGAATAAACAATTAGCCAGTCCCGGAGTATGAACTGACGTTATATTCATTGGCATAACAGGATTTGAGACTAAATACTTTGAAACAATGTCACCCAGGTTCCTTATCCTGATCAGTCCATCCACATCGTATACATACTTTTCACTCAATATAAGCTCAGAACCCCTCCTGAATTCAAAAGTTACCGATTCATTCGCATCCGTTTTCTGAATGAGTATGTCCGGGATGTTGTTCTGAAAATAGGTGCCCGATGCCGTAGGTTCTTGCGTAATAGTCATAAAAATAGCGGTTGATTAATTTGATAATACAAATAAACTTCAACCCATTCCCGCAAAAAAAGACACAAAAAAACCCGAACACTTCTGTCCGGGCCTTTTCTTATTCCCCTTTAGGGGTTAGGGGTTCTCTATTTCATACCTCGGGTTTTTCCGCATTAGCCACACTACCGTCGTATCTTCAAATCCTACCGTATATCCTTTCGCTATCAGGTACTCCGCAATCTCATTCGTTGAGAAGTTAGCAATGGGCCTAAGTTCCATCTTTATCTGCTCACTTGTTTTACGTTCCGTTGCATTCAGTTCGGAAGCAGGGACATACTGTCCGGTATACCGGGCAAGGATGGTTTCTTTGAAATCGGGGGCTTCGTTGTCTTTCATGATCCAACCTCCTCTTTAAAAAATATCATTTTTACAAAATCACTTTCGGATAATCTTCCATGTGAAAAGCAGTAATGAGCCAGAACAAAATTCCATGATACTATTTTATCCGGTTCGTATTCTATAGTGACGCTTTCGTCAGCCATCGGTAATACCATTTCAAAAAGCCGGTCAAAAATTTTTTTCGACAATTCTTCCAATCCTGTGTAATTAATCTTAAAATCATCCCAGTCCAAAAAATGGATAATGGCTGTCTTTGTTGAATTTATAGTACGTATCCTGTGTATTATTGTTTTTTTCATGATGTTTAGTATAATTGAATTACTTGATAATAATAACGAGGAGATTTTTCATCTATTTTCTTTGATGCCTTTTTAAATCCCATTGAACTTAACGTTATCCCAATTTTCACATCCGAGATTTCAACTAATGTACTTTTTATAAGCTTACCTGAATTGTATAAATCTTCACGGATTTGCTTTGGTTGTTTCCAAATCGGACTTTCACCTTCTAATGGAACTCTATAGCATTCTTCAATTACATTGTAAATATCACCTTTTGGTTTTATATTGGGTAAATCTTTAGCTATTCTTAGGGCTGTTCTTGATGCTTTAAGAACATATTTAGCTCTTTTATACGCAATTAAATTTAATTGGCATTCTTTTTCAAGTTTTAAAATTAGCAAATCGTTGGCTTTTTCAGATTTTATTTTTTCCATATTATTCAATTTTTACGATCGGTAATATCTTTGATATTTCTACAAATTCATCCTTTATAAAAATGATACCTTCCAACATTTCACCCATTTGCTTTAATTCTTCTAATTCCGTATCACCTACATGTCTGCAAAGATAGTCTTGAATTTTATTTAATGAATTAATATAGGCAGTAAGTATTGAATCTTTATCCTGTTCAGATTGAGGACACCATAATTTCAAAATTTTTATAAGTTCCGGACTTACCTGGAAACCATCTACTGTAGTCATATGGCCTTCCTCCCTTCGATAAAATTAAGCGATAGATTAAAACCATCGGCAACGAATGAAACGCTGGTAGCAGTAGTGGCAGAATGCAACGATACCATGGTAGAACCTTTAATTTCCTTCTTTACTTCCATGTAAAAGTCGTGAAGTATTGATAATGCACTTTTTTGATCAACAATTCCGGAACCTTGTACGGGTTCTGGTCTTAGTGGCTTGGCAGGACGGTTCCTGCGGATAGATGTGTTACTCATGTGTAGCCTCCTTCCAACTTTTAATGATCGGATCGGAAGCAAGTGGAAGCACACGGGTAAATACTCCTTTGGTTATGCATCCAAATAATTTGTGTACTGCCGACCATGCAGCATCGAATACATCTCCGGGGTGTGCTGTTGGTGACTGTGTTTTGAAAGTGTACTCCCGATTGGGTTGGTAGGTTCGGTTGCCATTGACAACGGATTCGGTGAATGTTACCGAGTAGGTAACTGAAATCTTTGGTTTGTTCATTTTGATTGATTTGTTTTGCGTTTTATTGTACAGGAAAACGGCTGTACAAATTCCGGTCGCAAAACAAATCAATCCCGAGCAAGCTCAAAAAAGAACGGAAAATAATACAGCCGTCGATCTTTAATATCTTCGGGTTTGGGCATAAAAAAAGCCCTGGATAATGGGCAACATTTCTGTTACTCGGTAATAATTTGTTTTGCGTTGCAAATATCGTAATAGTATTTGAATTGACAATGCATAAAACGAATTATTTTCAATTAATATCGAATTTCAGTTTTTTTTCTTTACAAATTTTTTCCTCATGTTTAAGGATTTAAAACTATCCAGGTAAATAAAACCTCCTATTAAACCGAGACCACCACCAATAATAGGAAAAGGATTTATATCCGTTGTTTTATCAGGTTTATAAAGGAAAACACCGGCTAACGTTATAATAGTTCCAGTTATCAAAAGAAACTGGCTATTCCGGTTTGAATCATGGAATGAAGTCAATCGTTCCTTAATATTAGTAAGTTCCTGGTATTGTACAGTATCAATATCTACCACTACAATACTTTTACCGGTTGTATTATTTTGTACTACAGGCTTTAATTGTTGGCCGTAGGTAGTAAACGATAAGAAAATTAAAAAGAAAAACATAATTTTTTTCATACATATTTTATTTTAAAGGTTAATAATAATGTTACAAAGATATGTAAAAACATTAACATAAAAAACCCCAATACTATTAGTAGAGGGGTTTTTATCATTCCCCTTTAGGGGTTAGGGGTTCTTAGGGGTTAAAGTTTCTTTCTTTTTTTCTTTCTCAGCCGCCAGTCGTGCTATTCGGGTATCTACCTGCTGTTTGAAATACACGATATGGTAATTTATCTGATCAATCAACGCATCATATTCATTTGCTGTATTAAATACTGCAAAGGCATTTATATTCAATACAAGTTCCCTATAATCGGAATCAAGCGCCAGGCGTGTATCTGTTACTTTTTTTTGCAAAATAGCATTTACTTTCTCAGCACAACGGGCACTGATACTCATGTTGAACTCATTGTTGCTGCTTTCAATGGAAGAAAACAGCAATTCGGCACCGATGGTTTTCAGGTCCGCTTTCAGGGTGTCGGATATCTCTTTATAGCGTACTGACATCATCGCACTTTTTTCAGCATATGATAACTGTTTTACATTGCCGTATTTGTTAAGTACGAACATAATGCGGGTACCGGCATCGCGTACCTCCGGATCCATTTCAAGCATGGATGATTTTACTTTCAAACGAAAGCTGGAGTCTAACCGGTTACGTTGATGATTTGCCTGAGCAACTTCCTGCGTACGGGCACTGCCACGCGTTTTACCCATTGCGGTTTCTTGTAACTGGTGATCATCGAAATAATTAGTTACCAATGCAATCATATCCGAGTTTGACATAAGTACTGACGCACGTTGCATGCTATCATTTACTACTGAATGAAATTGATGATGCTCACCGTTGTTTAGGCGCATCAAACAGATTTTTGAAATTTGTTTCATAACGAATAATTTTTTAAGTGGAACATTTATTTAATTGAATCAGAGAATTTCAGTTGATAAGCCGCAATATATTGACTTACATTATTTCAACTCACAAAATAAACCGTAGTAGTTTAACTAATTCCGTTTTTTTTCTCAGGATATATCCGGATGTATTCATTGAATTCAATAGTCATTTAAAAATATATACAAAAATAAAAGGACAATAAAATACAAAAAAAGACATATAGAATAAACATTGTTTTAATAGCTTTTAAGTTCATTTCGAAAATTATTGATTTTTTATTTTTATCAATATATCTGTTATTTAAAACTATATTTAATTCATTTTGAACATAATAACTTTAAATAATGAAAAATAAAATAAAAATAAAAAGCGGAGTCGGTTACTACCTACTATTTATATTTATATATTTAATATTCAAATGTTTAATTGTATAAAAAAGGTAGTACAACCCCATTAAAAAACAATGAGTAGTAACCGGTAGTACCTTTGATTAAATGCATATTTTTACTATTTTTTGTACCCAACTTACTATTGTATTTAATTGAATATAAATAACGTAGTAAGTATTTTTAAACTTCACACGTTACCATAGTAAGCACTTTTACAGTTATTTTGTTTTGCCATATATATCTTTCTTTATTTATATAACATCATGATAATGTGTGTATTATAAAGAAAAAGATATAAATAAAATAAAAAATATATGGTATTAAAATTTTTGTTTTGTTTCCAAATCATTTTTTAAAATAAAAATAAAATAAAAATGGTTAGTCCACAGATAGTTATAGCATATATTACCGAATTTCTTTTCGGGTTTTACGGGAGTTTTCCGGCTTTCACATATATAAAACATTGATTATCAATAAAAAATGCCAGTGTTAAAGTAATAAAAGGGTTTAACACTGCACGTAGACCCCGTCCCGCCCTCTCGCTCGCTTGTAATTACCGACCTCCAAAAGTGCGTTATATGCAACGTATGTTAATATATTCGGGTGAAAATTAACAAAAACGGGCGGTAATACGCACATTACGGTTAAAATTATGGTATTCCCATAAATCTATCGGTAATGACATTGCAAATCCCTACAAATTGGATGAACGAAGTGATTGAATTTGGGATTACATTGCCGGGCACAAAAAAACCACTGACAATCTGCCAGTGGTATGCATGAATAAGTGAATACGTAATTACATAAATGAACTGATCAGTCCACCACCAAATGAACTCTCGGAAGGGAAGTTATTCATGCCAAGCCACAGTGTATCCCAGGCATCGGTACCATCAGTACGGTACTCGAGTTTGTCCTCTTCACTCTCTGCCAACTTCTCACCACGTTTATCCTTCTTGAATCCGTTAGGACCCTGATGAATGCCTGTCTGTTCCATAGCCAGTAACAATGCTTCGTTGTTGTTCTTGTTGAACATAGGGAATAGCAAAGGCTTGCCTTCGAACGACTGTCCCTTGAGCGCCATGTTGATCATGTTGTGTTTCTCCATGTGATTTATCGGGTTACCAATGTGTATCCCTTTGACCTGCCACTTCATTGCCTTGAATGTATCAATGATCACTGAAGCAAAGTCGATATCATTCACAGCATAGTTGCTGTTGAGTGCTGTGCTGTCATAGTAATAGATCACTTCCTTACACGTGTGATGCCGGTAGTAGTGGCAGAAGTCCTTGACTAACTCAACCAACTTATTCTCATACTTCACAAACATTGACTTCACTGTCTTGAGTCGTATGCCTGAGCGTTGCCCTGCTACTAACCAATTGATCTTGCCATTGTAATCGAATGCAATACAGATAGGCTTATTCTTATCCACATCACCATCCTGAAGAGAGGACAGATCCTTTGTCTTATCAAAGTTATAATCCAGGTTCTGAAGGTAGGAGTTATCGAATGCCGTGTAATAATGATCGGCTTCCTTGAGGTTGTTGTAAAATCCGTCCTTAAGCAATCCTACCCGTTTACACAGGATAGAAGTTTGAAATACCAGGGGTGGAAGATCACGCTTCATTTGCTTGATATAACTTTCACCTAATACCTGCAGGTTTTCAATCGAACTAAATACATTGTAATCAACTGCCAGGCGCTGGAACTCCACCAACGATTGACAGAGTGATTTATAATAATCGAACAAATAAGCTTTTGGTTGGATACCTTTTGCCTGGAACTCTTTGAATTTTCTGAGGATACGCCATTTTTCATTGATAATGCCGTCAATCTGTTCAATAAGCTCATTATCGCATTTATCTTCGTATGACAGGAACCAGCTCCCTTTTTTGGTAGTAGGCATGTCGGATACGATAAGCATGCTGTGGTGGTACGGAGAATTGCCAAAATGCGCACGTGTACCTCCATTAGCAGGAATAGTTTCGTCGTTCAGCTTTTGGAAGTTCAAAAACTTAGCTTCATCGCATGTCAGTGAATCAAAAGTCTGTGAATTGGACGAACCTGTCACATCCTGTGAAATGATAGGATAAATGGATCCGTTATAAAGGCTGAGAATATGGTCATAACTTGCCGGCTCTACTTTGGGTTTTTCAAACTTTGCCGCTTTTGGTGGTTTTACACCTAAATAATAGTGCATATTGCGTTTAAACCCCCAACTTTCCCAGGCTGATAATGTACCGGGCAATGTTCTGGTTAATGCCTGTTGAAAAGTGCTGGCTATAATTCCATGATTTCCTCCGGCCATACGTTGACCATTACGAAGCAGAAAAGGCGCTACAACACCATGCGATTTGCCCAGACGACGTCCGCCCACCACAACGACGGTATTGCACCCCCGAAACATAACTTTCTGCTGAGCGGCATTAAAATATACCTTTTGTCTTTCAGGTTTCTGCATACTTTTCTAATTGTTCAACGTCAATTTCATCATAGGTTACATCTTCAATCTGATCCATGTATTTTTTCTTCATATCCGCAATTTTCTGCCGGATATTTGGAATAGGTTTAATTCCCAATACCGATGGGTCCTCAGTAGGTTCGAAAAGTTGTGGTATAATTTCATCCCAGGGAATGCGTTCGGCATCCTCCTTATCCAGCTGGTTGTATTTGCCATATACATTCATTGCCTTTACCATTGAATCAGCATCATTCAATAAATCGGCCCTGTCATACGCTTTTTGAATTTGATGGTTGAACTTGAATCGGTGCCAGTCCTTTGATTGCTTATTGATACTGCCCAGTAAATCCTTTATGATCCGTAAATCTTCATACGCAGCTGATCGTTCCACCTGGCCAAGACTCATAATGTGCAGAATAATTTCCCGATCGGCTTTGGAAGGATATTCATTCATAAGCGTATACCCTGAACGTATGCGAAGCAACCGGTCACGGATTTGAGGTGACAGGTGAACCAGTTTATCAGCATCATCATACAGGTGCTGCACACAAATATCGTATGTCTGTTTTTTACTCATTACCGTATTGATTTAGGATATAGGTTTGTGTGAGTTCCACTGCCATGGGTGATCCCAATTTAGCCAGGGCAATTTCTTGGCGGTGTAGTTCCAGGATCATTTGTGTTTTACTAAGCCGGTACCCCCTGGATACTTCAGTTGATTTATCGGTTATATCACTACGCAATTCATCTTCATCAATATTCATCAATACTGCGATATCGGTTATTGTCATCAATAGCCCGGCATATTCACTGATTTTTATGAGATCATCATCGTTGTATTCCATTTTCTTTAATACGTTGTATTTCAGTTTGTAATTTTTCGGCTATTCGTGGATCCGTGGTTACGATTCCACTCTCTTCACGGTTTCCCCTGGTGCAATTCTGACTACCGGTTATACTTACCTGATAAATTTTTGATTCGATTAAAACCACTTTTGCGTGTGTTTTAGAAAAATGGATATCGCTGAAAACGTTTTGAGAAAAACGGATCAGCTGCTGTGTTTTTTGGATTGCTTTAAAATCAAGGATCAGCGTTATTTTTCCGGTTAATCCCATTTCTTTTAATATCCATATCTTT